GGCCGACCCTGAGAAGATTGTAACGTTCCGTAAATCCACCATCGTTAAGAATTTCATGGAATTCTGCAAGGAACGCGACATACGTGGCGAGCGTATGAAGGAGGGCCTGGCGATGCTTAAAGAACTGTGATATGTGGTATCCTGTAAAAATAGAATTTGGCGGCTTGTTCGCATTTCGTGACCGGGCCGAGGTAGTATTCAAGCGCGGCGAATGTACGGTGATATTTGGCGATAACCAGACTGACCGCGGTTCGCTGAATAACGGCTCCGGTAAATCGACGCTATTCGAAGCGATATCGCTGGCGCTTACGGGTGACTTGTTACCGCGTGATACACCTATCACGCGCGATAAGGCCATCAACCGTTCCAGCGACGAAGCGTGGGTGACGATGCAGTTGGCTAACGACGTTCTTCACCAGACCATGGAGATTCGCCGTCGCTTTTATCGTAAGCGAAGCGCCAAGGCCACGCTCTTCGAAAACGACCGTGAGAACACCCAGCTGACGTCCGTGGCCGAGGTCGATAAGCGGGTATTAGAGTTGCTGGGGCTGAGCCGTGAGGACCTCCTCCGCTACTACATTATCAGTCAGGATCGTCAGTACAACTTTCTGACCGCACCCGATACTACCAAAAAGGAGATTCTGAACCGCATCACCAACGCCGATATGCTCCAGCCCGTTTTGGATGCTATCAAGGCCGACCACAAGGCCGCCGACGAGCGCGTGGCGGAATACGATACTAAGGTACTCACGCTGAATACCAAAATCGAAACTCTTGAAGAAAACCTGAAGGAGTTGAAAGCCAATAACGCGTCAGCGGCCAATATCAAGGGGATGTGTGACCTGCTTGGCGAATACATTAAGGACGCCGCCGCGCTCGGTGTTCAGGCTAAGGATATTCGTCGCGAATTCGAGGACGAAAAGGCTAAGCGCATGCAGTTCGAACAGCAGTTGGAAACCGCGCCGAACTTTACGGAAGATATCGCCGCGGCGGAGAATAATATCACCGCCATCAAGAACGAACGCAAGAAGAACCGCCGCGCTAAGGTTGATTTGGAGTTGGCGTTAGAGGGCGTTATCGAATGTCCTAAGTGCGGCGAGCAATTCCTCCCCAACAGCGAACTTAACCTTACTCCGGACCAGATTCGTAAGAATATCGCCCAGCGGGAACGCGCCGACGAACAGTTTGCGCTGGACGTCAAAAAGGCCGAAAAGACGCTCGAAGAACTCGAAGAAAAACAACGCGACTACGAGCAGGTGGCGACCGAACTGGCTCGTGTAAAGCGTAATATGAAGGATATTCGCGACCGGGCCGACAGGTTGAAACGCCAGATGGATGAAATCGACCGTCGCCAGGAAGACCTGGCTAAGCGCATCGAAGCGGCTAAACGGGCCGCCGCTGAGGATGCTTCGATTAAATCTACCGAGAGTAAGATTAAAGCAGCCAAGGCTGAACTCAAGGCCGCTAAGGCCGAACTGGCCGATTTCCGGTATTTGGCCGAGTCGATGGCGTTCTGGGACTTCCACATGGGTAAGAACGGGTTCACTACGTATCTCGCTAACAAAGCGTTGAAAGTATTGGAGGGCGTGACGAATCTCTACCTGGAAAAGTTCGGCATGGATGTAACGGTTCTGATTAACGGCTTTACCATGACCAAGGACGGTAACGTGCGTGATAAGATTGATGTGTACATCCAGTCAGACGGCCTGAACGCCGACGTGTACGGTATTCACTCCGGCGCTGAGCGCGGGCGTGTAGCGTTGGCGTCGCTGATAGGGTTGAATCGGTTGATTAATATGGCTACCGATGGCCGCGGGTTGGACATGATACTGCTGGATGAAGCGTTCCACGGCATCGACTCCCTGGGTCAGGAACACATCATCCGGACGCTCGAAAATGTGGGCATAACGTCGATGATGATTACGCAGAACGTATCACCCGACTTCGCCGCGAAGAATAAACTCATAGTCAGGAAGATAGATAAGGTTTCAAGGTACGATTGATTACAACGTTATTATCTTATAGTTTCAAATAAGATAATAACGATGAAATCATCCGTAACAACCTACTACAAGGACCGATTGATAATCGGCATAGACCCCGGAGCCGCAGGCGGCATCGGAGTCTACTCCATCGACAAAGGTCGGTTGGTGGCGGCGGTAAAAATGCCCGAAACACCAACTGACCTTTTGGCGTTCTTAAAACTCCATTCGCTGAACTCACGCTGTTTCCTGGAAAAGGTAGGTGGCATACCGGGTGACGCCGCCAACGCTATGTTCAATTTCGGCCGCGGTTACGGTCATTTGGAAATGGCGCTGTTGGCTTGTCGTATTCCTACCGAAACCGTTACTCCCCAGAAATGGCAGAAAGAATTCCAACTCGGCGTTCGTGGCAAGATGACCAAGACCGAGTGGAAGAACAAACTCAAAGCCAAGGCCCAACAGCTATTTCCGCAATTCAACGTAACTTTGGCCACTTGCGACGCGATGCTGATTGCGTTGTACGGTAGCCGTCAATAATCAGCCCTATGGAATTCGTTTGTAAGAACCCCGAGTGCCCGCGCTACGCCCAGCGCGACTACTATTCATCGGTAAGCGTGGTGATGCGCGATGGCGAGCCGTTCTGTAAGCAATCGCCGTGTCCGGCTTGCGGTAAGATACGCGAAGAAATCAAAAAGGAAACGCCCGCTGACCTCAAGGGTGTCTATTTCGGACGTTTTAGAGCGATGTCCAAGGAGCAGAAACAGGAATCCCTAAAGCGGCGCTCTCACGAACACTTCAAGAAGCACATCGCTCAGGAACGCCGTGCCAAGTTAGCTGCCGTAAAGGCTGAAGGAAACGCGATGTTTAAGAAATAACCACGTTGCGCCGTATGCGAAAGTCTGTCGAACACCAGTTATTCAGCCAAACTTTTAAGTATCGTATTGGCTTTGTTAATCGTTGCATTGTCATAATTCGTTATTGTAACGATGAACGACGCGCAGCGGCTTATCGTAATTTGTTGTTCCGGATGATGGGAGCTATTGTAACCAAGAATGTAACAAACTATCTCAGCTTATTACATGGTTCCAATGCCCCTGATATTCCAACGCGTGACGAGGTTATTGCTGATTGTTATGCAATGTTTAACAAATGTTTAGAGAAATTTGTTATACTAAAAGGGGCCAATTTCTACTTTTATTTCAATAAATCGATGTCCCGTAACTTCTACACTCTTTACAAGAAGAGTCTGAAGGACCGTCATGGTGACATTTCTGAAGCGTTGAACTCCACACACCCAGACCTTCGTACGAGTACTTTGGCTGACGACACCGATATAACCTTTGCGACGTATGGTTTTAACGAAGTGGAGGTCCGAATTTCACGCTCGCGGTTGCATGGCCAGCGAAAATCAGAGTTCTTAGCCGATAACCCGGATGTTACACCAGCGATGTACGGCCGAGCGTTGGTGCATATTAAGCAACTTTTGGCCGATATTAGAAAACAATACGGATATGGAAAGGAAGATTGAAATTATCACTACCATTTTGGAAAGCGGTTTTGCCGTTTTGGAGGTTTGGATGTACGGTAACGACCCGTTGGTGTTCTTGGTAAACAAGTTTACACCATCGGTGGAATCCAACGTGGCGTCCATCGACTACTGCGAGGTGACGGGTTACGACATTACAGCGTTTATACGCTTAGAGTCGGTAGAGATGCACCGAGGAAAGGCGGCCGTGCTGTCGAAACTCGAATCCATCGTACAGAACCAAAAGGCACTGAATTTCCAGTTTCACAAAAGCGTCAAATGGATTTACTGGACATCGACTCGTGGATAGTATCAGTAACAAAATTGTAAAACAAAATCGTCATGGCTTTTCAGCCGTCGCCCTATCAACAGGCAATATATAACGAGGTAGCTACTACAAACCACAATATCAACGTCAACGCCGTGGCTGGTAGTGGTAAGACTACCACCCTACTCGGCTGCTTGGAACGCATCCCGCGTGGAAAATCCATCATTTTCATGGCCTTCAATACCTCCATCGTGAAGGAATTGCAGGCCCGTAACCGCCGCCCGAATGTCGATATAATGACGTTACATTCTTACGGGTGGCGGTTGTTGTTACGTCGGTACGGCCGCACCGCCAAGATGAACCCGAATAAGTCCATAGCCAAATTGGAGGTTGTGTTGAAGCACCACGCCCACGACGAGCAGGTACAGGAACTGTTGTTAAGGCGCAAAAAGGGATATCTGATTTACTTAATTCCGAAGATAGTAGACCTTATGCGGACGTCGCTTTGCCGTCCTGAAATCGGCGAAATTGAGGCATTGTGTGAGTATCACTATATCGACTGTGACCTGCTGGAAAAACAACTGGCACTGGAAACGTTTGCCGAGGGAGCTGCCGACCACTCGCAGTTTGACTTTACCGATATGTTGTACGTTCCGGTGACGGATCCCAGTATTCGCTTCCGTAAGTATGAGGTGATAATGGTGGACGAGAGCCAGGACATGAGCCTCCTGCAGCACGAGTTGATAAAACGCGCACTGGACCGCCGTTCACGATTGATAACCGTTGGCGACCCGCGTCAGGCCATATACGGTTTCGCCGGAGCGGACGCCAACAGTTACTCCCGGTTGGCCGAATTAAACGGCGAAAGCGTGGAAATGCCGTTGTCGGTGTGCTATCGCTGTGGACGACGTATCGTCGAAGAGGCTGAAAAGATTGTTCCCTACATCCGTCCCTACGAACACGCTCATGAGGGAGAGGTCAGCGTCGGTTCTTTGAACGACATCGAGGACGGCGATTGGATAATATGCCGTAACCTGCGCCCACTGGTGGAGGTTTACCTGTGGCTGTTGAAAAACAAGATTAAATCACGCGTCCGCGGTAAGGACATCGGTCGCAGTTTGGTGGATTTGGTAGCCAAGACGGGAGCCCGTACTATCGACGAGTTGGAAAAGCTACTTTGGAAAGAAGCCGATAAACTGACCCAGAAACTGCGTGCTAAGGGTTGGAAGAACCCCGATGCGTCGCCAAAGATGGATGAACTCTTGGAGAAAATCGAAGTGTTACGCGCGTTGGCCGTTGAAGCCGATACGGTAGCAGAACTGCGTGAAATAATCGAGGGAATTTTTACCGACGACCTGGAGGGAATCCTGTTGATGACTATCCATAAGTCCAAGGGCCTTGAAAACGACAACGTGTTCTTTCTGGCCCCGGAACTTATCCCGTCGCGTTTCGCTACACAGCCGTGGCAGTTAGAACAAGAGTCCAACCTGAAATATGTGGCCATTACACGCGCCAAGAATTCACTAATATACGTTCCCTTAAATCAAGCAAAATATGACACCAGCCAACCATTCAACGGAAGATATCCAATCCAAGGTTCACGACGATGAACTCAATAAGGCCGAGGACCGTATTGAGGACCACGAAGAGGAAACCATCGAGCGTCATTTTCCCCGCCGTGCGCCACGCCAACGGACACGAGTCCCATCGCCCAAAGAAATCGCCAACGTTTTTAAGAAATGAAAACTTTTTAACAACGATGAAAAATTTATACTACCTTTTGAAACGTAACGCCGATAGCGGAAAGCCCGTTTATCACCAATGGCTGCGGTCGGGATTGATAGGCCGCGGGCGTGGCTTTTCGGAATCGTCCGACCCGGACTTCGCGTTCCGCACCAATGACCCTATCGAAATCCTGGTACACTACGAATACCTCCGCACGGAAATCCATTCGCCCTACGAGTGGGAGTTGGTGGCCTATATGATGGACGACGCCCAGCGTTCGTGGGCGGACCAGAGTCCTGCGGCGGAATACAGAAACGTACTACCGCCAACTGAAAGCATCGAGGCTTGGAAACGCCGTATGGCCTACGACCCAGCCCTGATGGAGGTTTACACCGCCAAACTGGATGAACTACGCAAAAACTACGTATAATGAAAACTGTTGAAAACTACACGAATCGCGAGTGGTATTACCGTGCTGGCTATAAGGTCGCGCGAATCTTCACTACGGGTTGTATGCCTGTTATGGAAGACACGACCGAGAGTTCCGAAATGATGGTCGTCGCCAGGAATTTCCCCGATTCCCCGAACTCGGTGCTGATTCCCCTGGAAAAGTTTCACGAGCGTTGTTTGTGTCCCGCGACGCTACTGCCGGGAGACCTCGTCGCCCGATTGAATCACGGCTCGATAGTGCAGATTTACAGGGTGGCTGAAGAGGAATCAGGAGCGGCTCTTTCTTCTGAGACGAAATATAATTTGGTGCCGTTGAATTTCGGCGACCTTACACCAACGGGCGGCAAACCTGTCCCCAACGTGGATCCCGTCGTTACCAGCGAAAACGTCATCACGGTATCAGGCGAAACAAAGACCATCATGGGTAGTTATTTCAAGTACATTACGGCTCGCCAGCTGGACACGCTCAAGTACGACGCCCTGCGTGAAAACGTTCGGCGAATTGCCGTTAAAATCAGCGGTTTCCTTAATAAGGACCGTTGGCGTGAGTACACCTCGGACCAGTTCGCTGCGCTGGAAGACATCGATGCGCTTATCAAATCGGCCACCAAAATAATCAAAAAAGTAGATGGTGAAGAAGAGTAAGGCGCGGTTCTTCCGCGTGGGGAAGAGGTATCTGTTGCCTGTAGGTACGTCGTTTGTCGTGGTAAAGATACGCCCCGAACAGAACACAATGAACGTTCAATTCATCGGTCCTGATTGCTCCACTTCGGACGTCGAATCGGTTAATTTAGTAAACTACAAGAAAGCACTCCAACGAGGAGAAATCGAAGAAATCTAACTACCTATGAAATTTACACCTGAAAATATTGACGCACTGCCCGACGACGGCGTATTTGTGTTCGGCTCTAATACCGACGGCGAGCACTGCGGCGGTGCGGCTCTCGTGGCACTGAAACGTTTTGGCGCCGTTAATGGTCAAGCCGAAGGTCCTCAAGGCCAAAGCTACGCCATCCCGACGATGGAGTACGTCGAAATCAACGCCGAAGACGAATTCCCGGAATATAATAAAGCAAAGGTTCCGCCTAAGGTGCTTTTGGAGGCGTGTGACCGCTTCATCCTCTATACCAGCCAACACCCTGAATTGCGTTTCTACGTAACGAAGATTGGTTGCGGAATTGCTGGTTGGAGCGTAGATGAAGTCGCTAAAACGTTTGCCACGGCCTTGGCGTCGTTTCTGGTTCCACTGCCTGATAATATCGTTTGGCCGCGCGAGTTCTACGAAATACTGCAGAGCCATGGCTTGGTTGGTTAGACACGCCGTGGAGGGGTACATCCTCACCGACCAGCACCCGATTAGGATAAAAGACCATCGGTTGTTCTTCAGCGAAGCCAAGTCCGTCGCCATTACCCCAGAGCAGGCCGCCATATTGTTGGATGGCGCCACGCTGGAGAACGGTGAGTACGTCCAACTGCGTTCTTCGTCGATGGTAGCTATCAAGCCCGGATATTATACCGCCGATGCCGATGGTACGTTCCACTGGTTTGAACGCCGTCCGTCGCACTACGACGGCCAATGGTACACCACTGACGGCCGTTCGGAGTTGGTCGATAAGCGCGTACTGGAAGGACGCCTACCGCGCATTCCCACTCCCGACGACCAGTATCCTACGCAGTACGGCCCCAAACAGGCCCATACAGAGTCGTTAATCGGTACGGACGTACTACCTGCCCCGGCATCGGCAGAACTCTTGGCACGAGGCTTAAAACCGCGAAAACAACTGGGGTACGTACTGCGCCGTGGACACCAGTCGGGCGCACTACTCACCACCCACCAGCCGCGGGCGTTTGAAGCCCTACGAAACCACCGCTACCAACCAGCGTTTACTTTGGAAGACGTGTTGATGGAATTACTGGCGTATGGTCGTGTGCGTCTCGAACTGTTGGACGACAACCGCGTGTTGGTAGAAATCGACCAGTCGAAGAACCTATACATCGACCGTAATATCGCCATGGCGTTATTTGGCGCCCTGCTGTACGCTAATGCGATGTTGCGTAAAGAAGCAGAAATATGGAAAGAGAAGCGATGAAATACTACGTCACGTCGGCGGGAACGGCGACTTACGACGCTATTTTTGCGTTGGCGTGGAAACGAATACAGGCCCTGAATGCCGCACGGGCGTTTGTCGCGGGCGTTGGTGGTGTAAGCTATCGACCAGCCAAAATGCTCTGGGCTGGCGGCATCTCCACTGTGGAGTTTACCACCACTCCGCCGCCAGGTTGGCGACGCGACGGTTCACCGTTGGCTAATATGTATCGCCCTGACTCTACACCCGAGGGTCGTGCACTTTACGAACGTATTCAGCGCCTACCACGTGTTGGCCGTAACGAGGTGAACGCCTTGGTGGGTTATACGGACTATTTCGCGGGATGTCGTGTGGAGGTAGAGGCCAACGTTAAAATCGTTGGTGTTAAGTTCGGTTTCGCCGTGTCGAAGTGGATGGTGGAATCGGGACGCGCCAAAATACCCGCCGACTGCACCGAGGTCTCCAAGGAGGCATATGCCGACCTCACAGGCCAGAATATACGGTTGGCGTACAAACGTAAAAAACAACAGCAGAAGATATGAGTCCCGAGTTGATAGGCGTTGTAGGATTCGTCGTGTTTTTGGTGACGATAGTCCTTGGAATGATAATAGCGTTGGCGGAAGAACGTCGGAAACGTTCCGCGTCGCGTAAGCGAATCAACGCCATACGTACCAAAATTAAAAACCGTAAGCGATGAATAATACGCCGCGTAATAATATCCGCTTGGAAATTCCCGAACTGGAAACCCTGGTTGGAATAATAGAAACGCACCTCGGCCGCCAACAGGCCGTGGTGTTGGACGAAGAGCAGTTGGCGAAAATATCTAACCGCCTGCGTTGGCTGTTGTTTAAGGAACGTGAAAAACAAAATCGTAAGCGATGAAATACGAAATCTATAAAACGCGCGACGGACTCCTGATCCCTGTACTCTACCCAGAGGACGCGGGTCAGGCGTTTCGCTTAACCGTCCCTGACGCCGTAAAGGTCAGCGAGGGCACAGCGCGTAACACCATCGCCTACGGAATAGTCCCTACGCGTATGCGCCGCCAACCGTTTCCCGTCCATAACAACATTTGGCGTGACCGCGAATTGCTTGGCGCTTTGAGCGGTGACCACAACCGCTGGGCGTTTGTGGATTATCGTAACGAGGTGGCGCCAAAATACCCATTGTCGGCGCTCCATTCTAACGAAGAGCAATAATCTACAATGGTGTAGAATCCTCCAAACCATTTATTATTACAAAAATTAACAAGACAAATATGGCGGAAAGTCCTAACAATCTCGGTATCAACGATGAAATACCAGCCGATGTGGTTGATGCTGTTGCATGGCGAAAATACCAAGTTCTTCGCCATTCGATAATCGTACGACGTGTATCGGTTACGGCCAGCGACGGAACCAGCATTAACCTTAATTGGTTTCCTGAAAAGCTACATCGCTCGATAAAACATCTCTCTCCCGAAGAACGCGAAGAAATCGAAGCGCTGTATTCCAAGCGCAAGAAAGTGGTTATGGTCGCCAGCCGCCAAAAAGCCATCGCTCGTGGTAGTTATATCGCTGGACAAAAGCGTCGTGCTGAAGCCCGTGCCGAATTCGAAAAGCTGAACGCCAGCGACCTATCTCTGGTCGAAGATATCAAGGAACTACTCGGTAAGATGTTCACCCCCAAAGAGGTTGTGCGTATTATGGCCGAAAGCCGTGAATTGGAGATTACCCAGGACTACGTACAGGAAATCCTCAAGCGCCATATCACCGATATCGAGAAACGCCGCGAAGAGTTCCGTAACCGCGTACAGGATGTGCGTCTGTATTCGAAGCGTCCTCGGTTGGAGGAATTGGCGTGGATGTATAGCCAGATGAAACTCCGTTACAAGGCCCTGCGTGGTGTGGAAGCCTACAACGCCATGTTGCGTACTTTGGAGCAAATACGGAAGGAAGCTGAGGGTGACCAAATCTTCATTAACGGCGCTGTGGACATTAACGTCGAAGCAGAGATACGTATGCACATCCAGGAAACCATCTACAAGAGTATTAACCTCAAAGAGATTATCCTGGGACGCGTGGCGGCACGTATGAACTGGAGTCTACCAAAACTCGTTGCTGGACTTCACAACTCGTATTACGCCCGCTTCATGCCTACCAACGAAGAGTATGACCCCAAGGCAGAAATGGAATATCCATCATCCATGAACTACGACTTCAACCGCATACAACATGACCACGCCGTAAGCGGTATTGACGAAGTGGAGGATGTAAAGGCCGAACCCGTTACCGATAACGAACGTACTACAGCCACCGCCATCCGTGACTTATTCTTGCAACGTATCAAGCAACAGCGTGATGCTTTGGAAGAACCACGGCGACGTGTTGAAGCAGAAACGGAATTCTGGCGCACAAAGTTTAACAAGACAGCGGGTGACGACCACGAATTAACCAAGGAGGAGGGACGTGTACCGCAACATAAGTTTAACAAAAAGCAAAAATCTAAATTCAAGAAGTGATGGAAATTCAAGAATTCAAGCAGCGCTGGAACGGCCAGCCCATCGAACTCATCAGCACCGAGGAAGCGTGCGTGTTGGTAAATCTTCAACGCGAACTGGAGGAGCGTGCGTCGTATGTCGCTCAAAAGGTCGAAGCCATCGGTTGGCAGGCCTCAAAGGTAGTACCCGTCGCCAACGGCTGGGCCGATCGTACCCGTAACCTGATGTTCGTTGGCGACGACGTGGTAGGGAAGCCCGTAACTACCACCACCGAGGTACGTTCGTTTGGCGAATTTCGGCGCGACTTCGAAAACATGATGTACATGCTGCAGACGCGCGTTGAGGCCTCGGACTACGTGATGGGCGCCATCCGTTCGCTGGGCTTCGACGTTCGTCCCGACACCACGGTGGAGAAGATGACGGCGACGGAAATAGCCGCCGTGGCGTCGTCTCCTGAGACAGGTGTAGTTCCGGCGTTCGCTAACACCTCGGCAGTGGTATACATCTCCCTCGACGAGAAGGACCGTAACGTACGATTTGTGGGCGTGGCCGGAGCCGGGTGGTACAAGGTAACGTTCGCCGATCGATAACGAAAATTCAAGACCAAAATGGACGACAAATCGACATTATTCGCCGCGCTGGTGTGCGCCTTGGCTATCGTCGTTGTAACGTGGTGGGAATACCGTCCGTCTTTCTTCTGGTGTCGCTACCTGTTGGGGTTAGAGAAAATCACCCCTGACGAAATGTCGTGGAACGAGGTAGTACAGCGTATACACAAGCGAGCGTACAAGGCATATAAGCGTCACCGTGAGTGTCTTTCCAACGGCATTATCGTCACCCGCGGCATCGAGCAGTACAACGAAGGTGCGTACCGTAAGTGGTTGATGTTGTTCCCTAAACGTTCACACAAACCTTGCACTCCGTTGGTCGCGATCGACCTTCACGACGCCAGCGCCATGGTGACTAATATCATCCACGACGAAACGTTTGACGCCTACCAGTGGATGATGGAACAAATGAGTAACGACACCTGCTACGAGATCGCTAAACGGGCGTATATCTGTGAGCAAAAGGGACACCGCGGCGATACCGAGCGTTCGATGGTCGAACACGAATACATCCAGTGGATCGCTCGTAAGTTCATCTAACAACGTTATACTACATGACGCCGTGAGGCGGTATAACTATTCGTTTTACAACTCCCCAGCTAACACCTATCCACCCCGTTAGCTGGGGTATTTTGTTGGCGGTTTACGAAAAAGTTCACTTTTCTTGGAAGATTTTTCGTAATTCTCTTTGCAGTTTGGAGAAAATTAACTACCTTTGTAGTGGAAAATGAAACTAAACACTACGAACTATGAAACGCTTTAATCTTATCTCTGCTCTTGAAATGGTAGCCCGCGTACTGATGGTGGTGGGACTGGTAGCCGGAACGGTGGCTGTTGTTGGATTGATGGTTTCGATGTTCTAAAAATTGCTTGGAAAATGGACAAGAATCGTAAACAACTGGAAGAACGCGCCGCGTGGATGCTGGTTATAATCGTCGTCGTGATAGCGTTCGTTGGCGTCAACTTGGTGTGGTACGGTGACGGCTTGACGAAACTGTGCGGACTGCTCGTTATTGGGTATGGCGGGTATGTGATTAACCGGATTATTGAACGCTTAAACCGTCGGTAGCCCTATGACACGTGAAATGATTATCGCTGCGGCGTATGCTGCTGGCTGGGATGGTGAAACGCCCAGCGTTACCGAGGCTGAAGCCTATTTGGCCGCCATCGTAAGATTGTAGAACCGTATTGTGTTTTGAAAAATGGAAAAGAATTACATCGTTAACGATCAAACTCGTTATATCCCGCGGGAAGAACTCGTCCAATTGGAAGAAACCGTCTGGTGGGCTTCGCGCCTCACAAATCCTGATATTATCGTGACTAACACCGATAATTTTGAAGACGTTGACGCTTATCGTTCAGCGGCCCTCCAAGAATTAGCGCGAATTAACGTGCGCCGTCAAGAACTCTTGAAAATACTATTAGAATAGCAAATATGAAATCCAAGACCCTTAAACAGTTCCTGGCCGAGAAACGTAAGGCCTACGCCCAGTCCGCTGAGGCCGTAATGAAGACGTTGGACACGCTTACGCACGTAAGCGGTAACGCGTACAACGGTTTGGCTGTAATTATCAACATCACCGACCTCGAAGGAAAAGTTCTGGCCGACGCGGCTATCAACGGCGAGCAGTTTGAAGATTTACGTTTGGCGCTCGTTGAGGCGTATCGCCAGACGCTGATAGCTAAAGAGGTTTTCGTGCGTTGCAACCTCTACAAAATGCAGAATCTTATTATCGACCTCGACCCTGAAGGTCCTAATCAAGCACAGAAATGAATCCGCTGTTTCGTATCGGCACCCGCGTAAAGGTAAAGACGTGGGACGAGATAGCCGCCTATACGGGCGTTGACTTTACCGAGGAAGAATTCCACACGCTGTACGCCGTGGTGTACGACGAAGCCAACGACGACCCTATCGGGTTGTTGGATGAAATGTACGACGCCGCTGGTAAGGGCGAAGACACGTGCCTTATCGTTGGCGGCGATACCGAGGACGAGTTCCCGACCTACCACCTGCGTAACCTACGCACAGGCCAGATGGTAGAACGCGAACCACGTGCGCCGTACCAGTTCCGTGATTGGATGTTAAAACTGACGCGGTGATGACTAAGGACGAAATAATACGCCAAATCGAGGATGTACGTCGTCAACGCGCCAAAACCGAACGCCAGTTGATAGCGCGAGGACGCGGTTATCCCGTCCACAACGACGCCGAGGTAGAACTCACACTCGATGAGTACCACTACGAGGGTTCTTCGTCACGCAGCGAGGAGCGGCTGTTGGCCCTCCTGGACGAAGAACGCGCTAAATACACCACCACCTTAACTTATCTGTGATATGGCCCGACAACACGGTAAGCGCGACATTCTATACGACGGCAGTGCCGCGCTCAAGGAACTTACAGAAAACTACGCCACGATGGATGTAAAGGCGTTCTGTGCTAAATGGGGACTGTCGATTGCTACAGTTCGCTCGACGGCCTCACGGAGGGGTTTACACCGTCTTCGTGGGAAACAGGCTAAAATCGGCACCGCCAACACGAATAAGGGCATTCAGCGTCCCGTGCTGCCGAAGCCTGAACCCGAAACCCCGCCCGTACCGGCCTACGAACCGCCAAAAGATATGATTCCGCCATCGTTACTTAAACAGGTACGTGGTCGTCGCTTGCGGGCTTGGAAAGAACCCTCGTCGCGTGCCGAACTCAACACGATGCCTGTACCGTATCCGTTCAGCGAAATCGCCGACGCACCCTACAACCGCGGGTTGGATGAAACACCAGAAGAAACGGGTCGCGTTATAAGACACACCAAAAACCGATAGCCATGGACTATAAAGGACGTATATGCCGCCTGATCGTTGACGAATTGCCCGTTGACGCCTACGGAATGCGGGTGTTGGCCGCGGCACGTGACCTGTGGGCCAAGCAGGGTAAGGTGTGTATTTCAACGGGTCGTGCCCTGGGTGATTCCTTTCCGGTGGTACAGATTATTGGCGGCGAACCGATGAACTATCCCCAGCGCGTTATCGACGTCGTCACCGAATTGCGCCAAGCTAACCCACGCGTGTGGGTAAAGCTATTCACAGGATTCCCCGATGTAGAGAACTTGATACGCGTATCGTCGTTGGTAAACGCCATCTGTGTAACCTTAACCAGCCCCGAGGACGAACATCACTTCCGTGTGGCTCGTTTAGGTTTTCGCGACTTCGGTCGTACGCACATGGAAGTCCGTTACAACTCCGCCACTGGAGAAGACCCTACAGGCCGCGTATTTCCCCAGTATTGGCGGTTGGTGGATATGGCTCGTGTTGGTGACTATCTGTTGGAATCGACGGCCTGGGTGATGAAATACGCCAACGGAACGTTATTTAACTAAAAATCTTGGAAACGATATGAACGAAGAACGTAACTACGATGACCCGCGGCTCAGCGAAGAAATGCGCCGTTACGGGTGTTACACTGTACCCAGCGCAGACCCCGCGCGTCCTCACGACACCCAAATCTGTTTAACGCCGGAATTTATCGCCAACACCAAGGGGTACTCCATCACGATGGATATGGGGTTCGGGAAAGAGCGTGTCAACTCGTGGACACGTAACGCCAACGGCGTGTTGGAGTTTCGCGAATTCCCCGACCGCCTTTACCTCAACGAAACACCTGGTGAGGGTAAGTACACCGCCAACATCACGCTGACGTGTGAGTGTGGCGAAAATATCTCCCTCACTCACGACCAGGCGCGAATCTTTATGCGTGGCGCGTTTGAGGACCGCTACCTACCCAAGGTTCTGCTGCGCTGTCCTAAGTGTAACAAAATGCTATTCAAACCGTGATGAAACCGTTGGTATATATACTTAGGTTGGTGGTCCGTGTGGTCATCAACTTTCTTTATTTTATAGCTTGGAGTGTAGTTTTGGCGTTATTGGCGATGACGATATATTCGCTTGTGTGACGTTTTGAGGATGTTGGTAAAAAAGTTGAAAAATTTTCTCCAAAATATTTTGTAGATTGGAGAAAAGTTACTAATTTTGCTCTTGGAAAAGAAAACTAAACACTCAAAATTATGAAAGCAACTATTGAAACTATCCGCGAAATTGTAAAGGTTCTGACCGCTGACGAGCAGCAACTCTTGAAAGACACGTTCCTCTACGGAGGCTGGGGAGACACCGACTACGAGTTTCTTGACGAAGACGGCAAGACCGAAACCGTTGGTGCTTGGGGCTACTGCACGAACGACGCCCGTGAGGGTGGACACTTTGCTGGTCGTGTCGTGGCTACGATGTTCCGCTCAATCTACAAGAAACTCTGTACCGCTAACCGTAACCAGATTGGCGCTCACCTTTCGCACTGTAACGACTGGTGGGGTGATGGTAGCGGTGATATGCTGTTCGTGCGCTCGGCGTGGGATAAGGCGTGGATGGAATGGGCCAAGGAGCCCATCCAGCCCGCTGAAGAGCCCAAGAACGAGGAGCGCCTGACCGACGCCATCAACGCTTTCCTCGCCAAGTAAAATAGTCAAAACCGCAAAACAAATAGCACGATGAAAACGTACCGTATCAACCAATTCAAGACCAAGGAGGCCGTCATGGACGCCATCATCGAGGTCTTCAAACGCCGCGAGGATTGGACCGAAGCCGAGGCCCGCCGTACCGGCATCAACCCCGAACCCACGTTCAAGGCCCAAAAGGCGTACGACCTGGCGTTCCAATCGATGGGGGGTAATTCGTTCCGGCCGGGTGAATACCAAAAGTCGAAGCGCGAAATGGTCGATTACTTGAACAATATGGAGTCGCTGTTTCACGACGCCCGCCTGAAATGGTTCCGCTTCTACACCCAGCACACCTACCTCTCCACCGACGCCGGAAAGAGCGAACGTGAAGCCCTCTTGAAAAAGATTAACGTTTACAACGCTTCTATCGAGGGGTTGACGAACAATTTCTCCCGCGAATTGCTTGAGTTCCTGGAGAAGAATCGTAACTGCGTCGATTGGCGCGTGGCGCGGTATAGCGAGGATTCCGTAACGTTCGGGTTGGTGGATGCGGCCGATAATATCGACCAGCAGTCGCTGCTGACGTTTTACATCGATCGCGGCGTTACCGGCAGCGACGAGCCTACGTTGGTAACCTCCATCCAGAATCAAGGGCGCTGGTCGTGTGAAGAGGTCGGACCGCAGTACGTCCGATATGCATGGATGGGCCTACTGCTGTTGGACGACCGCCTCAAATCGCTTAAAGAGGCGATGATAGGGTACGGGTCCGGCGTGAAGCAGATGACGACTGCCATCAGCACCGCCAACGTTCAATTGCGTGAACTCGGGTTGGCGGACTACGAAGCCCGGTTCGAAGAGTACGAACGCCAAAACTGGTAAGCCATGAAACCTGAAGCCCGTGTAAATCTTTACATCGTCAACGCCGACACCAACAGCGACCTGCGCGATATGCCCGACACCGAACGCTATATCGTCGAAGAGCGACGGCTGATAATGTCGCGCGAACTGCTCCCCGACTCTAACATCTTCACCCACGTACTTATCAACGGCGAACGGCGCAACGCCATAGCGGTGCAAAACCTTACACACCGCGAGGCAGCCGAAGCGTGGTATCGCGTGGGGGTGACGTTCGGCGACTTCAACCCCGATCGCCAGATGTTCGAGAAAGTAGAAATTGAAGTCTAATCCCCTAATACAACGAATTATGGCACCTAATCGAGTAACCCGCGCCACGGCCATGGCTACGGCCCGTGACTACGCAAAGAACCATTCCAAGGAGGCTGTCCGTGTACAGGTAGCCCTGTACCGCGACCAGGTTAAATCACTCAACCGCGCTAAGGCCAACGCCAGTGAAGAAGAAGTTCGTCGGTTGTGTGAACGTATAGCCGACACCCGTGAACTGCTACGGGCATTCGAAAGGGAGGCCCAGTAACCGAATTTCCGTAAACCATTCAAATCATAGTACAACAAAATGGAAACAAACGTAATTACCACCGTGTTCAACGCCCAGGAGGCGTTACCTATCAACGACGAAGCGCGTATCACCAAGGCCCAGATCCTGTTCCTGTACGCTGCGGCCAATGCCGCCGCTGACCGCCCGAGTATCATCTGCGTGGACGAGGGTCCGCTGCCTTTCACTGACGTGGCTGAAGCGGCCCCGCGTTACGGCGAAATCCGTCAATGGCTGGGGACGTTCCTGGACAACAACCTGGTATTTCGGGCGATGATGCCTATCGACGACAACGCCACGGTCGTCAGCGAAATCAAGCGTCTGTCGCACGAGTGTACCGACGCTGGGCTGTTGGAGTTTTGCGTTGACGACGACACGCTCCGCTTTACAGCGCTTGGCGTCGAGGCCATCGAAAAATACGGCCCGGTGCTGGACGAGGAGTGGCGATTAATCGAGCGTACCGTGTTGGAGGTCGTCAACGAACGTTACGGCCACTGCGGCATAGGCGTGGAGAAAATCGCTCGCCACGTCCCCACCACCAACCCGCGTGAACTCTACGGCCAATTCGTGTTGGTGGAACAAGACCTGATGTCCGCTGTGTATCGCCGCACCGACGGCGTACTGTTAGCCAACGTGTTTGGCGTGGGTACGTTCCTGGTAGAGAAACTGATCGCTTTCAACGTACCGCTGCTGGCTACGTTGGCCGATGAGGGTTGGCTCCGTACCAATCCCGACGGCATCCAGAAAGAGTACCACGCGCGTTTCAAGGCTCAGTCGGAGGCGTACCGCCGTGAGCACGGAATCCAAGACCCCGACGAAGAGGAACAACCCGCCGCTGCTACCCACGACAACCCCATGGCGGCGTTGGCTGCGATGTTAGGTCGTGAACTGGGGGCCAAGGTGGGGCTGCGCCGTATCGACGTTCCTGCTGACGGTGGCGAGCCCCAGGTGACGGACCTGGATGATAAGGTGGCCGACGCCGAAGCGGTGTTGAAAGCCGAGGACAAGCCCGTATCGTAACGAACCGCGTTTTCTATCTTCACAGAGCCACCCTAAACCCATGGGGTGGCTCATTTTGTCGTTGTGTGCTGCTGATAATACGTTTTCGGTACACCTGGGTCACCTGCGAGGCGATACGCAAATGCCATGCTGAAAATCTGGTTGAAGATTTTGACTCCTTTGGCGATAAATAACCCTTTGGAAGTTTGTTTGGTTGGCGATTCCCCTCTCCCCTTTTCCCCCTTTCTTCCTCCCCCTACAACCCCCTCTTATATACCCCTATATCCCCTTACCCCTGCTTTCCGGTGGAAAGAATAAAAAACACTATTCTTTCCACTTACCAGAGAGACTTTCTTCTCCAGATAAATCTGTCGAAGACGTCTCTCTGACGCGCACATACGTGCGCTCGTACGCTTACGCGAGAGAACACATGCACGCGAGAAAGGCCCACACCCAGCGCGTACACGTGTACATACACGCGCGTAAGGCATCACCCAGAACCGCCAACGTTATTGAGTTCGTAAAACATACCACGAAATGGAACAAGAAGCTAAACAACATCCCTACATCGGCCATATTGCCCGCAGTATGCAGCGTATGGCTCATGAATACGCCAAACAGATAATCACACGTCAACTCGACGTCAAGAGTATCACCGTCGGTAGCACCAACGGTTTTGAACTCACGCTGACCGATAAGCGCCAACAGCAAACGGCCAAAGTACAACCAGGAGTCAGGCAACTTCGCCTATTTCCAGACGACGGTCAAATGGTAAAATCCGTAACACGATGAAACGCCTGATTCGTTGGATAATCAATTGGCTCTACGCCGAAGAAATCGCCGCCTTGGTACAAGAGGCCGTCGATGACGAATTCGAAGCCACGTGGCCCGAAGCGTTTCGCCATCAGCCGGAACACAATTCGGTAATTCCCCAGGAAATCTGGGCCACGGTAATACTCAACCTGCCAAACCACGCCGAAATCATCCATGGCCAGTGGATGGATAATACCAACCACATTCATATCTTGACACGAACGGTAAAACTCGCCAACACTACTTACATTCGCGAATTCCAACTCACGATGGACGCCTACCGCCTACGTTTGGACCACACCCATAGTCGTGACGAGATATTCTGCGGCCGATACGTCCACCTGCTCCAAGTACAGATATGGCTGG